AGATGACTGGCTCATGTGGCACTAATAAGACATCAGCGTTAACTGCTAATGGTTCTTGTGGCTTAATTAGGTTAAATCGTAAATTATAAGTTCCGTTAGGAATCGGGAACAAATCAACCTGTGTATCACCGTTGCTGTTTGTACCGTTAAAGTTATAATACTTTGGACTTCCCTTTTGTGCAGTTGTTAACAAAAACTGCTGATCCATCCATACAGTAGAGGCATTTTCAACAAAGAAGTTATCAGTGTCATTTAACACATCGATAACACGAAATCGTTGCCCTGAACCAACAAGAACATAGTTAAATACATCAGCCGTTGTCGTTGCTGATAGTGTCTCAGTTAAAGCATTCCAGTTGTAGGAATCCTCAACCTGACGCTTAGAATCATTGACATAACGAGCGATGAGCTTAACGTAGGCGTTATCCGACACCGAAGAAGCCTCTGGCTCTCGCAAGCGAATTAGTACGTCATTAACGAGTTGAATATAGTTCATTGAAGCCATGCGTTATCCTATCATAGTTTGACTGTTTTGTCAAGTAAAATCTTTACGAACCACAATCCCACTTCTTTAATGCTAAGGCTTTACGGGTAGGTCTGCCCTTCTCATCCTTCATCGGACCTTTAACGCCTCCCATCCTTGCACAGAACGACTTACGTCTTCCAGCCGCTTTAGGAGACTTTGCAGCCTGTTTAGCTGAAACTGGGGGTTTGAGGTCAGCTCCTTCAGTTCGCTTGAAATAAGCCCTTCCTTTGGCGTTTAAACCGCCTTTGGGATTCTGATATACCTTCTTAACCATTATTTCTTCTTCTTAGCTGTTTTAGCAGCATCTTTGAAGTCCTGCGCCGAAGGTGCGCCTTTGCTGCCTACCTTACGCATCCTCTCGCCAGATCCAGCCTTAATACGACGGCGTTTAGCGGCGATATTGGCATAGAGACCCGGCTTAGTAGCCACGCATTGCTCCCATCTTCTTAGCTGGCTTAGATACTACCTTAGCACCGGTCTTCTTAGCATACGACTTAGCTTGCTTCTTACCCTTAGTTGTATAGGGGAACTTCTTCTCTTTGACCATTGGCATATTATTTCCTTTTCTTGGGTTTAGCTACTTTAGCGGTTGATAATGCAATTGCGACTGCTTGCTTCTGTGGTCTTCCTTCTTTGACCATCTTAGAAATGTTCTTACTGATTGTCTTTTGTGACTTACCTTTAGCGAGTGGCATTACTACTCCTTATGAAAACTGTTGTACGGTACTGCGTTGCTCTATTTCTACAGTGATAATACAAGTTGTTGTAGAACCTGTCTCTGACTGTACTCTGATTTCATCACCTTCGTCTAATAATATATAAGCCTGTCCATCTATTCTGAGGAAGTTCTTAGCAGTAACAGCATACTCTGATAATACTTCAATCTCAACGTTCTCACTAGAGTCGTACCACCAAACACTGATCCACTTAGAAGATGAACTGTGATTAGTAGCAAAGAGTAGTAACCACTTAGCCATGTTCCTAGTTGGAACAGTAAACATAGTAGTCTTAGTATTAGCTACTAAGTCCTTGCCTACGGAATGTGGTCTACTCATTTAAGTACCAAAGTTAACAAGGTTATAATAATGAATCCAGCAGTGCCTAGGAGAATCTGTTCTAGTCTCTTTAGTCTAGCGTGTATCTGTTCGTATCGAACCTTACAGACTTCTTCGTGGCTTAGGAGTTTTAATTCTGCTTCTGTCACGGTAGTGTCCTCACATAGTCTTTAGCGTTAGTCATCACATTCCCATCGGCATCTTGCAGTTCTGCACCAGCTTTAATGTGTGCTTGAAACTCAGGGTTTTCTGCGATGCAAGTTACTCGGCATAATCCATCATCATCAATACGAGCAAAAATGGTTTGTCCGTCAACAATTGAATGTATTTTGTAAATCATAGTTCTGCGCTCCATGCAAGAAAACCATTTCCGCTTACCGTTACCACGCTTCCACCATGACCAGCGGTTAAACCAGAACTAACCGTAAAATTTACTTGCCACATATCGGCTGTTGTTCTTGAACTAAAAGTAGGAACTGCGGAACAAGCAACACTTGAAGTTCCATTCCAGTTGTAATCACTTGCGGTTCCGCTTTGACTTAGCGCAGTAGGAGTTGCTCGCAATCTAATTGGGAAACTTCCATAACCACCAAAAGATGTAGTGGAATCTGCAAAGGCGCCGACTGCGATAACTCCTGTGGCTACGGTTGTAGTTTTATAATAATACCTCTGACACAAAGCTAATTCAGTTCCATAAGGTCTGTAATCAAAGCTAGTAGCTGTAGAGCCTACCTCAAGCTGAACTCCTGTGACATACCATGTAGCTCCGTTTGTTTCGGCAAGTTTTACATCTCCAGTTGCTCCACGAAAATCTGAACTAGCCCACGCACCAGCAGTTCCTAACAAATCAGAACCCATGCCCAAATCAAAAGTTATTGAAAGACCAATTTCGTTATTTGTTACCCAAGTTCCGCTAGTATCACCAGCAACAGTTATTGATTTTTGTTCCCAAGTGTTTGCGGATGAAATTGTGTATTGAAATGGATAAGCACGATTTTGAGCATTGTTTTGCATAGAACCGCCAAATGTGCCAGTAAGGCTAGAACGCACCCAAAAAGATAAAGTTACTGTTCTAGCATTAGCTGTACCCCACATTAAGTCTGCTGTGTTAAATCCCTCAATTCTTTGAACTAATTGACACCGAGTAGCAGAGCTTGGGGAAGCAGAAGTTGTTACAGTTAACAATAATGAATTAACAAAACCAGTAGGAGCTGTTGTGCTTTGTTGTGCTGAAAAAGCCATTGAGCCATTTTCAAAAAATTGCCATCTATCTAACAAATACTGTGCTGTTCCAGCTCCAGCATTAGCAACACTAGCACCAGCATTACGCTGGTCAATCACCATCGCACCATTGATGATGCGATTCTTCATATTAACGGATGGAGTTACCGCATTAGCAGTAATTGTTCCGTTATACATTGGGGTCTGTATGCCAGTATCCCCATTTAGCGTAATAGGCATTATGCTAACTCCTCATCTGTTGGTCTTGGCAAAGTTGGGTGTTCCCACTTAGCGATGTAGTCGCCTTTGCCATCTGAATCGTTTTGTAGTGTGATTACAGTCATAAAGTCTTTGTCTGTAAGGCTAGGATATAAAGCCATGATTTTGTCGTATAAATTCATTATGCACTCCGAACCATTGAACCACTAAAATTTGTTTCTGTAGTTCCAGCATTTTGTGTTGTTGAAAACAAACCATACAGTTCAACATAGTCTGTAGAACCATTTAAATAAACAATAGAAGAAACAGAAACAATAGCTGCATTAGTTAACACATATACACCTTGTTTAAAAGCACTTCCATTTTTATAAATGGCACATCTAGCATTACAAGCACTTGAACCAATAGCAAATGTTCCATTTAACTGGTAATAGCCAGCTACAGTTGGTGTAAAACGGCTTGATGCAAAATTGCTATTAGTGTCAAATTCTTCAACATCTAAAGTAACTTTAGTCCAAGTATTTGAAGTAAAACTTTGTGTGCTGTTTAAATAAGCACTAAACGCTGGCATATTACCGCTAACCATTGCTGTGCCTGTTACCGATGGCACAGTAACTAAGTTACCAGTTCCTGATGCTAACTGTAATACACCTGAGTTATCAGCAGATTGGGTTAAGCCTGATGAAGTTGTGGCTGTAATGATTGAAGCCATTATGCTACTCCCTTCGGATACTTAGCCTTGACCGCCAAGCAGTCAGCAATGTATTTATCAATCTGTGCTTGGTCACCTTTTACTACACCATCAATGTAATCGGTGATGGGTGGGTATTCTGATGCTCGTTTAGCAATATAAGCATGAGCATCAACATAAGCCTGTACTGCAGATTTATCGTATGCGACTTCTTTGCCGTCTGCATCGTAAGCAACATCGCCATTGGTGTAAAGGACTTGTGGGTATAGTTTATATATAGCATCCATTATGCGGCAATCTCCATTAAGACGATTGATGATGCAGTTCTAACTCTTGTTGAACTATCTGTGTCATCACCAGTTGCACCAATTCTTACTGTGTTTCCAGCAGTTTGTAACGCTTGAAGTTTATATGTTATTGCCGATGTAGTTGCTGGAGAATCTACAAATTGTGCGGAAGCTGGAGTTATAAACCCATTATCTTGACTAAATCCATAAGTAAGATTTAATGCTCTAGTTCTGCTACCAGCCGCATCGCCAACATAAACAGCAGTTGAATCACGCAATATTCTTGTTTGCGGATAACCAGCACCACTATTAGCAGAAAAACAAAAACTAATCATTACAAGTATTTTGCTTGATGCAGATGATGGTGTAATAGAAGCAGTAAGACCAGTAACATCCACAAAAGAAGAAGAAGTAGTTGTAAATACATCGGTTTTAGTTACATTTACCACTTGAATCACATTACCAGCTTTAGGTGATGTAGTCGTAAGAACTGTTCCTGATACGGCTGGCAAGTCTAATACAGTAGTACCAGCAATCGCTGGTTCTTGTAATGTAACGCTACCCGATGTTGAACCTTGTAAGACAATAGACATATCTTATCCTTATAGAACTACCCAACGACTACCAGAACTTACAGTAACAGTAACTCCACTATTGACTGTAACTGCACCAGTACTCATTGCATTTTGACCAGAAGCGATTGTGTAGTCTGCTGCGATGGTTGCACTATTAGCAATGATTCCATTCGTAGCAACTAACTGAGAAGCCTTTAACTCACCAGTACTTGGCTTATATAATAACTTAGCATTGGATGTGTATACAGTTGTAGGAGTTCCAGTAGTTGCAGCAGCAAACATTGGATATAAATCACTAGCAGTGCTTGTATCGTTACTAAGAGCTGCTCCTCCTTGAACAGAGGAAGTGCTTATTGCAGTGATTAAACCTTTACCGTTGACTGTGATTACAGGAACAGCAGTAGAACTACCAAATGAACCAGTGTTGGAGTTTACTGTTGCAAGAGTTGCGTTAGTGATTGCAGTGCCAGTATTGCCTGACATTGTGAGATCGCCACCAGTAACTGATATAGAACCAGAAACTGAAGCAGTAGATACTGCAGTGATTAAGCCTTTACCATTAACTGTAATAACTGGAACAGCAGTTGATGAGCCAAAAGAGCCAGTGTTGCTATTAACTGTAGCAAGTGTTAAAGAGCTTGAACCAGCACTGCTGGAAGCGTCTCCAGAGAATGCTGGAAGTCGTCCTGCGTCAAGAGTACCGCTAGAGATATTAGAAGCATTTAGCGATGTTAGGGAAGCACCAGAGCCACTAGGACTTAGAACATCCGTACCGATAGCCACACCTAAGTTAGTTCTGGCAGTAGATGTGTTTGTTAAATCAGAAAGGTTATTAGCCTTAGTTAGGAATGTAGTGCCAGAGGAATAAGCATCAACCCAAGCAGAGCCTGTGTATACCTTCATTGCTCCAGATACAGAGTTGAAGTATAACGATCCAGCTACTAAGGCATTACCATCATTGTCTAATGTAGGATCAGAAGTTTTAGATCCTAAGTAACGATCATCAAAGTTATCGTATGCTGTTAAGGTTTGATCTCTTGCTGTCTCAGCAGCAGTCTGAGCGTTAGCAGCGTTAGTCGCTGAAGTAGCTGCGTTGCTTGCAGAAGTACTTGCATTAGATGCAGACGTAGAAGCCGCAGAAGCTGAATTACTTGCGTTAGTTGCTGAGGTGCTTGCTGCGGAAGCTGAGTTACTAGCGTTGGTTGCTGAAGTAGACGCAGCAGATGCTGAGTTACTTGCATTAGTAGCGGAAGTAGAAGCTGCACTAGCAGAACTTGCAGCGTTAGTTGCAGCAGTTTCAGCGTTTGTCTCTGCTGTTTCTGCGTTAGTCTCTGCAGTCTCTGCATTAGTTTCTGCTGTTTCTGCGTTAGTCTCTGCTAATTCAGCAGCTACTTGAGCTGCCTCTGCAGCAGCCTGTGCAGCAATAGCAGCGTCTTTAGCAGCGAGGGCTAAGAGTACTTCACTTGCAGCATCATTAACTGCATCGCCCGGACCGCCGGGTCCTCGATAAATAGCCAAGGTCTATCTCCTTATTTGTCTTAATACACTCATCGAATGCACTAAGACAAAACTCCCCAGCCAAAGCCAGAGAGTCTTGAAGCCAATATTAGGCGTTTACTGCGAGAACAAAACCAGTCTCAGGACGTAATGTCTTTGTACCGAAGAGAGTATCTGCGGTATAGAGAGTGGAGAGGTACTCTTGCTTGTACTGAACTTGTGAACGAACACCGAGTTGCTCAGCCAAAACCATCGTATCTTTGTGAGCCAAGATAGCTGCTTTGATGTCGCCACCGTTAGTTGCAGTATTCTCAGAATCAGTTTCGATAACTGGGCAGTTGCTGGTTACATAGATGTCGATACCATAAAGCGTACCGATTTGACCGTTCTGAACACCACGACCATCAACGAAGTCAGAGCTGTTATAACGATCTACACCCATGATAGCTGCACGGAGTGATGGAGGAATTGCAAAGAAGCGACCATCCATTGGAGTGTCAGCATCGTCCATCAACTTGATCAAGGCACG